CATGTCTGATTGGTGGGCACCGGCATTTCCCTGTCGGGAGAGCAGATCAAAATATCAGTCAATTCATTTAGATGAACCGATTAAGCAAGAATAGATTGGCTTTAATAGCTTCTCTAAACTTACAGAATCCGTCACCTAAGAGAATTGTTGACATTTGGATCAAGTATGAAACGGAGATACATGATTGTATAAACAATCATGGAAAACAGTACACACTAGGACTCTACAAAGATTGCTATGCATTTCTGCGTAACTATCTGTTGGAGCTTCCAACTCATCCTCTATCGTTCTGTAAGATTGATTCGAATGGAATCCCTAAACCCTTGTGGTCTTTAAGACCACTCATCAAGGGTGATCGGGAAGCCAAACGTCTCGCTCTAAGCATCACACGTTCTTACGAGCAAATCAGATTAGAAGTCGACTATACGAATTTATCGACAATCACTGACGAGATTCCTGGAGAATTCCAGCGTTCCGTTCGGGATATCAATAAAAAGTTTAGAAGATTCCTGAAAAGATTTACACGTAAGCGTCAATGGTACTTAGGGTCTCTTACAGATCCAATTCAACCTTGGAGCAAGGTGTTGTGCACACTATCGAAAGGTCCTAACGGACCCGCCGTAGCATGCTCACATCTTGATGCCAAAGCTGTATTACAAGACGAAACCTTAGCAAAATCTATAAGGGAACTCAATTCCGCCCTAGGGCAGGATTGGATTACCAAATGGATGGAGCAACAGGCTTCCTCGAGTAATAGTGAAGAGAAATGTTTTACTGGTAGATTGGGCTTTTCGGCCGAACCTGCTGGTAAAACACGAATCTTCGCAATTGGAGATTACTGGAGTCAACTTTCATTAAAGCCTATACAGATTTCTCTATATAGGACACTACAATCAATACATACAGACGCCACTGCGGACCAAGAAAGAGGTTTTCAATCTCTTTTGAAGGAAAGCTTTGGAAAATGTACATATTGTTTTGATTTATCATCGGCCTCAGATAGGATTCCTGCTTTTATGCAGAAACACCGTCTGGAGCTAATGGCAAATCGACATGTAGCCGAGAGTTGGTTTTCAGTAATGACGAAACGGGACTTCTATGTTAAAGCCACAGGGCAAAGTGTAAGATGGACGGTAGGTCAGCCGTTAGGCTTACTATCATCCTTCCCAAGCTTCGCTCTTTGGCACCACGACATTATCCAGTTGGCGGCTAATTGGGAGAATATCCATAATGGGAAACCATTAAGGTTCTTCAAACAATACCGTCTCCTGGGTGATGACGTTGTGATATTTAACACAGAAGTGGCACGACGCTACCAATGGCTACTTAATCAGATTGGTCTTAAGATCAATATGACTAAGTCAGTCATAGGTGATAAGGAGAATTCCCAAATAGAGTTTACCAAAAGGTTAGCTCTGCGAGGGAAAGAGATGTCCTCTCTTAAACATAATATACTCTCTAAAAATGACATACTAAGTATGTTAGATTTAGTTGAGTTGTTATATAAAAGAGATTTCATCTCTCCAGATACAGGCCATCACGGTCTGTCTGGGATCCTTAAGTCTGAGGATCTTCGACGCTTTCAATATATGCTGTGGTTAAGAGCCTCTGTAGCGCCCCAACTCATTATTGAGGAGGGTAACGTTACCTTGAGGTTCAACCGGGAGGATATTATCCAAAAGATAATTTCCAAACGGACCGCAAACATTATAAAGAAAGCAATGGAGATAATACCCTTAGACATGGAAACTGAATTCCCACGTCTTATCAAGGGATTTAAGTCCATCGACGTGTCTTGCGATGAGAAGACCTTGGCAGATAGGAGTATAGGAGACCTTTCGGGCTCCCACCCTATTGTGCTTGCTTTAACTCAGACTTCACGTGAACTACAGTTTCTTATGTTCACAGTGCTGGATGACTTAGAGCCAGACACTGTTTCTCCGATTGAATACTTACCAATAGTGTCTAGCAAAAGTTACTACCATGACCGAAAGGCCGTGAATAGATACTTTAGCCAGATACTACTAGAGTGTTATTATGAAACTCTGGATGAACAAAGCTCATAGATAACGTATCCTGTAGGCAAAGAGCCTACACCGGGAAATAATAGGTGTAGTGGCAA